AAGAAAGCGGAACATTATGGTCTGTGGGGATATGTCTGCGAAGCAAGGCATCATGAGCACGGACCGGAAGCGCCGCATTGCAATAGCAATGTGGATGAGCACCTTAAAAGAATCGCGCAGCAGGCATTTGAGGAAAAGTATGGGCATGATTTGTGGATGCAGGAGTTTGGGAGAAATTATCTGGAGGAGTAAGCAATGAGATTAACAGAAAAGAAAGATAATGGCCATTGGATCTTAAAAGACGTGTCATGGGATGAGTTGAAGCCCGGAGTAGTGCTTACTAAGGAAATCTGGGAAAAGCTTTACGGGGCGATCTGGAAGCTCAAAGACTATGAGGATACCGGGCTGATGCCGAATGAAGTAACAGCGCTGAATGTGGAGACACAGAAGGAGGCGCGCAAGATGCTGGAGCGAGTCGCAAAGCTCTCGGATGAGATTGAGCAGCAGAAGCATGGTGGCGATCATGGTATAAAATTTTTCATCAACAAGGACGGAATTGCAGACGTATATGACGATACCTATGACATCGTGATCCACTGCGAGAGCGAGGAAGATCAGAAGGATGCAGAATTGGCGTTAAAAAATGTGCGGAGATGGATCCCGGTGACGGAACGTCTTCCGGAGCTTGGGGAATATGTGTTGATTTCATTTTCCAACTTCACTCTCCCATGCATTGGAAGATATGACGAGGACGAAAAGGGCGGAGCATGGTTTAATGGTGACGAGACAGAATCACTCGTTAGCCAGGACATGTATGTGAATGCATGGATGCTATTGCCGAAACCATACAGGGCAGAGATGGAAGAAAATTAAGATTTGGAGGTATAGATGGATAAGAAAGAATATGAAGAGATAGAAAATAATGCTAATATCCTGCAGCACAATGCAAGCATTAACTGCAATGCGGATATCCAAAAGGCTCAGAATTATTACAACGGATACCAGCAGGGGGTAGAGGATTTATTAAAGTACATAAGACAGCGCCGGTATTAAGATTTGGAGGAGGTGCAGACTATGAAATTGAAACCGTGTCGTTATTGTAGAGGAACGAACATAAAACTTGAAGCATGGCAAAGCGGCGGTTATATGTGTATGATTAAATGCAATAATCCAGATTGTCCTGTTCCTCCGGAAGGATATCCGACAGGTAGAGACCCTGAGAAAGTAAAAGAAGAGTGGAACAGAAGGTAGGACCAGTAAACTGAAATTTGAGTAAGGAGAACGGGATGAAAGTAAAGATAAGACCGAGAAAGGCTACTGATCGGGGAGGCTACTACTGCATGCCACTGTACACCAATATCCAGCACGGGAAGCCGGGATGGAGAATCACACAGTGTCCGGAGTGTGGGGCGAAATGCTGGAGGATCCCACTGGCAGAGATCGCAGAGAAGCAGGGAGCCCGTGGATTGTGTACGATGTGTGCGCTTAAGAAGGGAGTGGGAGCATGAAGACGAAGAATGAGCATAGAGCGCTTAAGAATCTCGTGCATAGAAAACGGGAAGGCGAGTATGAAACCATGATTGCGGATCCTCGTCCTAAGAGCTGGAGTGCTGCACACCCGGCATATGAAGGGACCGATGTGAGTTCTAATAAAAGTACGGAGAAGTAGAGGATACAGTCATGAATGATAACATTACAGCTCGTATAAAATGCCCTTTTTATGTGGCACATAATCGAGGCGCAGGAAATTCTATCACAATCACATGCGAGAACATAAAGACCAATATGGGGTTCAACATGAAGAACCGGTTATCATTCGTGAATGAAAAACAAAGATTGGACTACATGGAACTGTTCTGCATGGATGTGAAGATGTGTGAACACTGCCCGTACTATGAAGTGATTTATAAAAACAAGTATAAGGAGTGCTGAGATGGGAATCGTAAATGATCTTAGAAAAGAAGTTGAGAAGGGAAAGAGGAAGATTGCAGCAGCGGAGCGGATTATGGAGCTCTGGAAGAAAAAAGCCCGAGAGCAGAAAGCACGGGCAGATATGGAAGAGTTGATTATGACCGCCATGGTACTGAAGAACGGCGGGGATATCAAAGTGGAGACGGAAGATATTAAGACCGCTGCAGAGCATCACCTGGATGGAAGAGTCGAAGATACCGAAGATGGGAGAGTGTATTTCTATCACGCCCGACCAGACAGTGAGGAGAAACGGGCAGCAGGAGAAAATTGAAGTGAGGACTCGGAGCTTATGCCCCGGGTCCTTTTCATATAGCGGGAGAAATCCCGTCTTTTTTTAGGCACAATAGCAGGTAGAGAGGCAGGTGAGATCATGGCAAAAGGGAAGTATGAGGAGTGGTGTAACGATCCGGACAAGAAGCTTTTATTGTCCGGATGGGCGAGGGATGGGCTGACCGACGATGAAATAGCGAAAAAGATAGGAATTTCGCGGTCCACGCTGTCCGAGTGGAAGAAAAAGTATCCGGACATTTCGGACACCCTAAAAAAGGGGAAAGAAATTGTGGACACGGAAGTCGAGAACTCTCTGCTCAAAAGAGCGAAGGGATATACCGCCAAGGTAAAGAAGACCTTCAAGCTCAAAAAGATCGAGTACGACAAGACTGGAAAGAAGGTTAAGGAGGAGGAAGTCCTGGAAGTAGGAGAAGATGAGGTCCACATTCCCGCCGATGTGACTGCCATGATCTTCTGGCTCAAGAATCGTATGCCTGAAAAGTGGAAGGATAAGCGTTTCGCTGTGTCGGATTTTGCGGATGCAGATGACGCAATGCAGACCGGTGTGATCATGATGGCAGATATTGATGAGGAGGCGGGAAGTGGCAACCGGGAAATCTAAAGTGACGGTATCTCCGCCGAAAAACGTCAATATCATCTGGAAGCCTCAGCCAAAGCAGGCGCTCATGATGTCCAGACCGGAATATGAAGCACTGTACGGAGGAGCTGCAGGCGGGGGAAAAAGCGATTATCTGCTGGTAGAAGCGCTTCGTCAGGTAGACATCAAGAATTACCGAGGGATCATATTCCGAAAGACATACCCGGAGCTGCAGGACCTGATCGACCGGTCTGATGAGCTTTATCGGGCGGCATATCCGAGAGCGAAGTATAACGACACAAAGCATAGATGGAGCTTTCCCTCGGGTGCGAAAATTGCGTTTGGAGCGATGCAATATACGCGAGACCGTAAGAAATATCAAGGTAAACACTTTGATTTTATTGGCTTTGACGAGCTGACGCACTTTACATACGACGAGTACAGCTATATGTACTCCCGAAATCGTCCGTCAGGTCCGGGAACCCGTGTCTACATGAGAGCGACCGCAAACCCCGGAGGCGTCGGCCATGGATGGGTAAAACAGTATTTCGTCAAGGCTTCCAAACCGGGGACACCGATCATAACAGAGGTTGAGATCTTATCGCCGACAGGCGAGAAAATCAAGCAACGACGGACGAAGATCTTCATTCCGTCCAGAGTTTTTGATAACAAAATCCTGTTGGCCCAGAACCCGAACTACCTTGCATCCCTGGCGCTTTTACCAAAGCAGGACCGGGATGCACTGCTGTATGGAGATTGGGATTCCTTCGAGGGACAGGTGTTCACCGAGTTTGTTGATGATCCTGATGGATACTTATCCCAGCGTAATACACACGTGATCGAACCGTTCCGGATCCCGGATGACTGGCTGATCTATCGAGGGTTTGACTTTGGATATGCCAAACCTTTTTCTGTAGGCTGGCATGCGGTAGATCATGAGGGGTGTATCTATCGGATCAAGGAGCTGTACGGGTGTACTGGGACACCGAATACAGGTGTCAAGATCGAGCCATCAGAGATTGCGAGGCAGATACACGAGGTGGAAGACGCGGATCCTAATCTGCGCGGGCGTAAGATCATTGGGATCGCTGACCCGTCGATCTTTGATGAGTCCCGCGGAGAGTCAGTGGCCGCAATTATGGAGCGGTGCCGAATCTACTGGTCGCCGGGTGACAATACGCGAATTGCAGGGAAAATGCAGTATCATTACCGTCTTGCGTTCGACGCGAACGGAAGGGCGATGTTTTATGTGTTCAATACCTGTAAGGACTTTATCCGTACAATACCATCGCTGACCTATGACGAAAAGCGTGTGGAGGACATTGATACGACGCAGGAAGACCATATCTACGATGAATGTCGGTATGTGCTGATGGAGAACCCGATCTCACCGCGTAAGAATGTGAGAGAACACATACCACAGGAAGACCCGCTAAACATGTACCAGCACCCAATAACACAGGGAAATTATTACAGAATCTAAGGAGAGTAAGACTATGGATGTAAGAGATGTGCCGACACCGACGGAAAACCAGGAGTCTGCACCAACACAGACCGGTATCATGCCGGGTGTGACAAGCAGAACAATGAAAATTACAGATGAAGATGCTGGAAGAGCTATGACACTGCTCCAGAAATATAAAGAGACGAAGAAGGCGTTGGATGAAAGACTGGTGGAGAATGAAGAATGGTGGAAATTTCATGAGTGGGATCTTGTAAACGGGGGAAAGACAGAAGCGGAACGCGTGGATCCGGAGCCGACATCTGCCTGGATGTTTAACTCCATCATCAATAAGCATGCGGATTTCATGGACAACTTTCCGGCTCCTAATATTCTGGCACGTGAGGAGTCAGACAAGGATGCCGCAAAGATCCTCAGTGAGGTGGTCCCGTGCATTCTCGATCAGTGCGAGTATGAGGATACATACAGCGATACGTGCTGGGATAAAATCAAATCCGGAAGTGGTCTGTATGGGATTTTCTGGGATAGATTCAAAAATGGGATTGGAGACATCACAATCAAGCGGTGTGACATCTTACAGATGGCATGGGAGCCTGGAACAGAGGACCTTCAAGAGTCGCCGAATCTGTTTTATCAGAGCTTTGTGGACAATAAGATCTTGGAAACCGAGTATCCGCAGATGCAGGGACAGCTCGGTGATGGGATCCTGTCGGAGGTTCAGGATTACCTGGGAGAGAACAAAAAGTTTACGGAGGGTAAGAGCCTTGTAACAGATTGGTATTATAAGCGCACAAATATTACTACGGATGCTGACGGGATACAGCATCAGATATCGACAGTACATTTATGTAAGATCTGTCAGGGAAAAGTTCTGTATGCAACGGAAAATGACCCTAAAATGGCAAGCGGACTGTATGAGCATGGGTTGTACCCATTCGTACTTGACACACTGTTCCCGGATAAGAATACTCCGGCCGGTCGTGGATACATTGACATCATGAAGAACTGTCAGATGTACATCGATAAGATGAGTCAGGGAATCCTTAAGAATGCAATCCTCGGGGCAAAGCCGCGCTACTTCTCGAAGGACGGTGGTGGAATCAATGAAAAGGAGTATACAGATCCAAACCGGGAGATCGTGCATTATACAGGAAATCCAGATGATCTCAAACCAGCAGAGCATTACCCGTTAGACGGAGTGTATGTGACCGTGCACGCAAATAAAATCGATGAATTAAAAGAAACATCAGGAAATGGAGACTTTGCGCAGGGTACGACGACATCAGGTGTAACAGCCGCTTCCGCGATTGCTGCCCTTCAGGAGGCGGGAAGCAAATTATCCAGAGACATGATCAAGACATCCTACCGTGCACATAAGGCAGTCGTGTTTCAGGTGATCGAGCTGATTCGTCAGTTCTATACCACCTCAAGGGTATTCCGTATCACGGGAGATAATGGGCAGGAACAGTATGTGACGCTGGATAATCAGATGCTGCAGGCAGAACCGATTGAAGAGGACTTTGGGCTCTATCTTGGTGGACGGAAGCCGTACTTTGATATCAAGATCGTACCGCAGAAGTCAAGCCCATTTACTAAGATTGCGCAGAATGAGCTTGCGAAAGAAATGTATAATCTTGGATTCTTCAACCCACAGTTAGCGGATCAGGCGCTGGCATGCATCAACATGATGGACTTTGATGGCAAAGAAGAGGTTGTCCGCAGAATCTCGGAAAACGGGACCTTGTATCAGCAGATCCAGCAGATGCAGGCATCAATGCAGCAGATGGCGGCGCTGATTGCAGACACCACAGGAGATACAAGGATTATGGATGCAATGGCAATGCAGAATGGACAGGCAGCGGCTGGTACTCCGTCTGTATCGTCAAAAAGCCAGACGGCAGCGGAGACCGATGATTTTGGAAATGTAGCCCGTGAAACCAAGAGCAGCACTGCGGGAAAGGCAAGAGAAAGGGCGGCGTCCGCATCTACGCCGAAGGTATAAGGTATGACAATCATACAGATTGAAAATGAGCCCGGACATTATAAACTCGTTGCCATTGGGCACGCAGGACGTGCAGAGGGAGAAGACGGGAATCTGGTATGTGCGGCGGTGTCCGCACTTACACAGGCCTTAGTGCAGTTCTGCCGGGATCGATCAAGTAGGATAGCGCAGTACAATGACCGGATCGGCGATGCAGATATCTTTATTCGTGCCTGTACCACAAGGCCGGATCCGGAAATTTCTGGAGCATTTGCCCTGGTGGAAACTGGACTTCGGATGGTTGAGAAGAGCAATCCGGGGCGGATCCAGATAGTGGGGGGAGAATCTATGCATACGGAATGATAGGATGTGCACAGAAAGACGCGTGGGAAAGACCATGGAAAAGGAGACCACTATGAAACTGAATCTTACGTTATTTGATGGCGGTGCAGGTGCAGGAGCTGCAGCAGGAGCCGCAGGAAGCACAGGCGCCGCACAGGCGGAAAGTACAAACACGGGCGTTAAAGAGGGCTCTCAGGGCGCCGCTGAGGGGGCAACAGGGAAGGAAGTCGCCGATCCGACCCAGCCAGCAGAAGATCCGGAAGCACGCCGTCAGGCGTACCGGAATGCAATCGAGCAGTACAAGGACCTTTATCAGGAAGATGTTCAGGGCATCATTGACCGCCGCTTGAAAGGCACCCGAGAGTCCAAAGAAAAGCTGGACAGGGCGATGGGATTTATCAATATCCTCGGAAATCGGTATGGTATCACCGATGGGAATATTGATAGCATCCAGAAGGCAGTAGAGGAAGATGATGCTTACTGGGAGGAGGCTGCGGCCAAGGAAGGCCTCAGCACAGAGCAGTACAAGCACATGAAAAAGCTGGAGGCTGAGAACGCACAGTTCCGCGAAGCGAAGGACAATGCGGAAAGACTCCAGCAGCGGGAGCAGATGTACCAGAAATGGAACACAGAAGCACAGGAGTTGTCGAAGTTGTACAAAGGATTTGACCTGAATGCAGAGGTACAGAATCCGGATTTCGTGAAACTCCTCGGAGCCGGAATCCCGATGAGAACCATTTTTGAGACCCTGCATCACGATGAGATCCTGTCCGGTGCGATGGCATATACCGCAAAGCAGGTAGCAAAGAAACAGATTGATGCGATCAAATCAGGGCAGAACCGCCCGTCTGAAGGAGCAGCAGGAGGAAGCACCAGTTTCCCAGGAGTGAAGACGATCGAGAACATGACTGGTGATCAGATCAAAGAACTTGCCCGCCGCTCCCTGGCTGGAGAGACCATCGATCTCAGTCACGTATAGGAGATACGAGCATGGAAATCATGATGAATTTAAGACTGTTTGACACACCGTTAAACACAACAACATCTTCCGGCATGACCGCGGAGATGAAGACCTTTTACTCCAAGTACCTGATCGAGAATGCAAAACCGGCATTAGTGTACGATCAGTTTGGACAGAAACACAATATTCCGAAAAATGGTGGTAAGACCATTGAGTTTAGAAAGTACTCGCCGCTTCCGAAGGCAACAACTCCGCTGACAGAGGGCGTTACCCCGGCAGGAAAGGCATTAACGGTATCCACTGTTACCGCAACTGTAAAACAGTATGGTGATTTCGTACCGTTAACGGATATGCTGTTACTCACTGCTATCGATAATAACCTTGTGCAGGCACTGGATCTCTTAGGAGCACAGGCCGGAGCCACACTTGATACCGTAACCCGTGAGATTTTGATGGGCGGAACAAGCGTGCAGTACGCAGAGGGACAGGTTACAAGCCGTGCAACGCTGACGGCAGAACACAAACTTACCGTTAAGGCGGTCCGCCTTGCTGCCAGATTTCTTAAGAAGCAGAACGCACCGAAGATTGATGGCGGATATGTAGCGATTATCCATCCGGATATTGCATACGACATTCAGGACGACCCGGACTGGAAAGAATGGAACAAGTACACAACATCTGACAAAATGTTCCAGGGCGAAATTGGAAAGATTGCCAATGTCCGCTTCGTGGAAACGACTGAGGCGAAGATCTTTGCGAAAGCAGGAGCATCGAATCAGGATGTATATGCAACACTGGTTTTAGGTGCAAATGCATATGGAACCACAAACATCGAAGGCGGCGGTCTGGAGACCATCGTGAAGCAGCTCGGATCCGGCGGAACAGAGGACCCGTTAAACCAGCGTGGAACGGCAGGCTGGAAGGCAACCAAGACAGCAGTCCGTCTTGTGGAGCAGTTTATGGTGCGTGTCGAGACGGGATCCAGCTTTTCTGATGGAGTAGAAAATTAGGAGGTACATATGGCAGCAAAGAAAGAAACAGTAGAGGCTTCGGAGATTGTAGAAAACACAGAGAGTTGCACCGGTGCAACTGATATGGTTGAAATTGAGATTTTCAAGGACAGCGACCGGTACAAAGATGACGTAGTAGTAGCCTTAAATGGCAAGGTATACGTGATCAAAAGAGGGGTCCGCGTCAAAGTACCGAGAGCAGTGAAAGAAATTCTGGATCATTCTCGAGAGCAGGATCAGCAGACAGCACTGATGACGGAAGAAATGGAGAGCGATTTCCAGCAGAAAGCTGAAAAATACAAGTAGTACAAAGGGCCGCCGAGTAAGCGGCCTTTTTTGGTAAAAGGAGAAGCACATGATACTGATCAAACATAAAGAGCTGTTGTTTGCCAATAGAGAGCAATACATCGCCGCGGTGGGAGATACCAACGCAGCGTGCAGGACCTTTTGCCTGCAGAGAGTCACCATTGACGGTGTGGATCTGGCAGACCTGTCTTTCCGGCTAAATGCGGAGTTGCCGGACGGATCTCCGGACTCTGCGTTCCTGGAAAAGGAGATACGGGAAAATGAGATCCTCCTGACATGGACTATATCGGCAACGATGACCGCACAGCCCGGAACCTGCTTTATCAATCTGCGGGCTCACGATGACAATGGATCCTTAAAATGGGCGTCGTTTAAGGCTCCAGTGTACGTGGAAGGGACGACTTCTCAGCCATCCGCAGGCGGACTGTCGGAGATTGAGGAGTTAGAAAGGCATATCGACCAGAAGCTTGACTCTTTAGATTCTGCTGAGCAGGGACGTACAAAAGCAGAGCGGGAGCGGGAACAGGCGGAACAGGCACGCGTCGCGGCCGATGAGGAGAGGACACGGAAGACTGACGAGGTGATCAACACTTTCGGCGAGAATATTGAACGGGCGAAGAACTATGCAACTGTGGCAAAGAGCTATGCCGTTGGTGAAACCGGTACGCGTGTAGGCGAGAACAGTGACAATGCAAAAGAATATTGTCGTATGGCGAATATCGAGAAGGGAAGCGCAGAAGCTGCAGCAGAAGAGGCGAGAGCTGCCAGAGATGATTTTATCAAACGGCTGGATGCAGGAGAATACACAGGCACTCAAGGACCGAAGGGTGACAAAGGAGAGAAGGGTGACTCAGGGGTGAGTATCCCAGGATCAAGCCTTCTTCAGATCTACACGGATCAGGAGGACAACTGCGCGATCCATTGTGTGTATGATGATGCTCTGTATGCAGCCCCGCCGATACAGTATCGGGAAGCTGACGGCGCGATCCTGTGGCAGTATGACGATGGCAAGTAAAGGAGGTACAGTATGGCATTAAAAAATGTAGTTATCGGATATGCAAAGGGAGATAAGGGAGATAAGGGAGATACCGGAGAGCGAGGAGCAACCGGGCAGACCGGGCCGCAAGGTGAGTCTGGAAATATTGCAGATGCAGCAATTACGGACACGCAGGGACTTGATGTAGCAAAAGGAGCAAAGACAACGGCTCAGAAGCTCTTTGATGCAATCGCGGACCGGATTGTAAATAAGCTCGTCACGAATGATACATTGACCACAAAGCTTGCTGATTATCTTCTGAAATCAGCTATGAGCAGCACGAACATAAACAGTACAACGAATGTTCCGACGTCAGCGCTGGTGTATAGTTTGTTGCAGGATGTTAATAACAATTTGAGTAAGAAAGCTGATGCTACGTCTTTATCGAGCTATGCACTAAAGTCGGATTTGACTGCATATTCTACAAAAGCACAGCTTGAATCGACTTTTATAAATCTAACTAACAAGCGCTATGTGAAAATAACTGCCGCTGAAAATTATTCCAATTACGGAATTATTTTTGCAGTAACCTCTCATGGAATACTCTGTGTTTATAGCGAAAACGGGAACTTTACAACACTATTTGAGAGTGCAGGTAATAGTGTAAAAATATCTGCTTCTGGTCTGGTTACAACAATCGATTGTGTTTCGACGTATACTCACGGCTTTATTTTGCGGGGCGGATCGCTAAAAGATATGCCGTATGAAATATCACAATCATGATTATAAATACAGAACGGAAATTTGTATCCATTGAGATGGCGGTATGCTAATACTTGCATTTAATCCATCAGCCCAACTATATGATAGCTCAAAATTACCGGCAATCTTAAAGGATTTACCCGTGTTAGATGTTTTGTTTCCGGCACAAAATAGATATACAAAGTGACCGTTGGGATTACCGTTACCTATACTATGCCCAATAATCAACGCGTTTTGGTCATGAGTCATTTTTAAACTTACGGATTCGTTGTTTAAGTATTTCATAAAACATTCTGGCTTTGAATCTAAATCCGACTTTAAAGCATAAGTATTCCAATCTGTCCAGGCGTCTGAATTATTACGCTCGCGCTTATAAATGGTTCCATTAAATGACCATGCGACTTGCCAGCCATACTTGCCAGTGTCGTTTTTCCACATCTGACCGAACCAGCGATTAGCTGTGGTTGTAGGTGAATCAGTATTGCTTGTAATATCAATAAAGTAGGTATATTCTGCCTCTGCTTTATTCCAGGCATCTGCAAAAGTGTTTGCGGCGAGAAAGCGGAGATTTCCAAATTTACTCAAATTGTTATTTTAGTATACCATTTTCCTGAGGCCGGGGACATGGTGATGATTTTGTTGACGTCAACAAAACGAGGACCATTCTGGTAACTTCACCGAGATGGTCTTCGGTCTGGGGAGAATACCAGCGTCGAGATCAGTATAATGAGGATAACAGAAAGGAGAAGACCATGGAAAAACTTAGACTTTTAGATGGAACCGAGTATACACTTGCCATCAACGGCATGGCAGAGTTAGGTGAGAAGGTACAGATCAAGGTAGTGACGGAAGATTCTCTGGACAGCATTTATGAAAAGTTCACTGCGGAGAATGCGGCCACGATGACAGTGATCGGCGAGTCATTCACACAGAAGCTGACAGGATACACACAGATGGGAAGCATGGTTACGCGAGATACTAACGCCCTCATCGAAGTGAAGTATCCGGAAGTTTCCAAGGAAGACGATACGCCGGCCGAGGCAGAAGAGGTCCGCGGAACTATCATTACATTTGAAATGTGTAAGGAGCGGATCGAGAATAAAGTAGAGCAGAACCGGGCGGATATCGACTATCTGCTTATGATGGAGGAACAGGCATGAGTGAGAACTACGAGAAAGTAAAGTATTACTACGATCATAAAATGTGGAACAAGAAACGTGTACGGGTCGCTGTCGGCCGCTGGATCACGGCGGGAGAGTATAAACTGATCACAGGCGAGAACTATTAGGAGAAACAGAGATGATGAACCTTATGAATACAGTAGATATGATGAAAAGTCAGGACTACAAAGAACGCTTTAAGGCTGAATACTGGCAGACTAAAATCCGGTACGAAAAGCTGAAAGATTTTAATACAAAAATTGAGGCTGCATGGAAAACTGCGGAGGCATCTCGATATGAAGAAGTAAAGAAAATCGAGGGTCCGAAGCATGATTGTCCAGGAGATGTTTTATCTCAGCAGCAGAGTATTATGGGAGAATACCTTCATATTTTGGAAGTGCGTGCTGCTATTGAAGGCATTGATTTGAAGAAACCATGCCTTGAAGGAGGACCCTTAAAATTAAATTGATGTATGGCAAAGTAAACAATGAAAGACGGAGAGGAATCGGGAGACCGGTTCCTCTTTTTTGTTACGGGAGATATAGCCCAGTGAAAATGAGAAAATACAGGCAAGTAGAGAGGAGTGATTGGATGAAAGTGGCAGAAATCATCGCGGCCATTGACGAGCTGAGACCGAACGAGTACAACGCATCAATGAAAACAAAATGGCTTTCAGAGTGCGAGGGAACGATTGTGGATGAAGTCCTGAACCGGGCTGAGGGCAACGACATTGAGTTTGAAGGATATGACTACGAGACGGATCAGGAAAAAGAGACCTTGCTTCCGGATCGGTTTGCAGATATTTACCTGCATTACATCCGGGCAAAGATAGAGCTCTATGACGATGAAACAACAAACTATAACAATGCTGTGGCAATCCATCAGGCCTCTTATGCGCAGTATGCGGCATGGTACAGGAGGACGCATATGCCAAAGAAAGCTCCAACTATTGATATCTGGGGCAGAAATCTGGAGAAAAGAGGTGAGGATAGTGGCGGGGTTAGCGCTGATAAATAATGTTGCGACACAGAAGAAAACGATAGGAACCTTCGGCGGAATCAATGAAAATGAAGTGATCAACGAGAATGAGTTTGCGGAGATGAAAAACATGTCGTCGGATCTGTATCCCGCAATTGGTCCGCGTCCAGCCCGCGGGGAAGTTATAGCGAAGTTACAAAAGCCGAACGGGACACATTATAACAACGGGCTGATCTGGGTGGATGGAACGGATTTTTACTATAAGGGCAACCTCGTTGGAACCGTGGAAGACTCAGAAAAGCAGATGGTCAGCATGGGGGCGTACGTGCTCGTGTGGCCGGATAAGCGTATCTACAACACATCAACGGGAGAATGGAAGAGTGTAGAGAAATCCTGGACCCAGTCAGCTCAGGCGACGATCGGGCCGACGGTCTCCGCCTCTACTTTTATAAAAATCAAGTGTTCTGGTATTGGAACTGAATTTGCACAGGGGGATGGCGTGGAGATCTCCGGATGCACAAATTCCGGAATGAATAAAAGTGCGGTGATCCAGAGCAGAGACACGGATTACATCGTTGTGATCGGGGATGTCGAAAAAGAATTCACGCAGGATTCCGGACTGACGATCAAACGAAAGGCTCCCGACATGGATTTCATGACAGAGCTGGATAACAGAGTGTGGGGATGCAGCAGTAAAAACCATGAGGTATATGCCTGCAAACTGGGGGATCCGTGTAACTGGAATTGCTTCGAAGGCATATCTACGGATGCGTATGCGGCAACGATAGGATCTGATGGGGATTTCACAGGAGCCGCTACACATCTGGGATATGTCCTTTTCTTTAAAGAGAGCATGATCCATAAGGTTTACGGCAGTAAGCCCAGCAACATACAGATCAACTCGTACCCGGCGCGAGGGGTAAAAAAGGGATGTTCGAGATCTCTTGCAATTGTAAACGCAACCCTGATGTATGCGTCCTGTGACGGCATCTGCGGGTATGACGGCGGAATGCCATATCTCATTTCCCAGAACATTCAAAATGGATACACAGGGGCAGCAGGAGGCGTATGCAGAGGGAAATACTATGTGTCTCTTGAACGCTTGGGCGGCTCCAGCCTGTATGTGTATGACGCTGAGAAGAGTCTGTGGCACAAGGAGGACGGAACGGTCCTTAAGATGCCGACTGCAGGGGCAAATGAGCTTTATTTTCTGGATGCAGACGGACAGATACGGCCCGTTTGTAGCGATCAGAAAGAAAGCAAGATCCAGTGGATGTTAGAGAGCGGAGATTTATTAGATGGATCACTGGATAAGAAGAGGCTGCACTCGTTACAATTCCTTCTTGATCTGGAGAGAGGTTCATATATCGAGGTGTACTTGAAGTATGATCAGGAGCCATTGTGGACCAGACTCAAGACATTCACGGCACTGACAAAACAGACCTTCCGCATATCCGTTCGCCCAAGGCGCTGCAATCACTATCGGTATAAGCTTGTTGGCGTGGGACCTGGCAAGTTATATGGATTTGGAAAGACATATACCGTGGGATCCGGGAGGTAGGAAATGGCAATTTATAAGGAAAATAACGGGCCCACGGGGACTTTGCAGGAAATTAAATCATATCTATTTCAAAATAATGAGCTGTTGCGGTACATGTTCTCCAATCTGGACCCAGAAGATAATTACTCTGCGGATGCGCTACAGAAATATATCGAGAGAGATCAGAAGATCGCTCAGCTTGTATTTGATGTAAATGGCTTAAATATCAGCTTGGGAAATCTGGAGACCAAGACTGAGACGACCTTTAAGATCATGGATGGTCAGATCCAGATGAAGGTCAGCAAGGGCGATGTCACAAATCAGTTAAACTCCGAGTTGCTGATAGATGAAAAGATGATCAAACTGACAACGGGACATTTCCTGATTACAGCCAAAAACTTTACGGTAGACGCTGCGGGGAATGCCACGTTTTCTGGCACGATCCGGGGTGCAACGATCATCGGAGGATCCATCAATATTGGTGACGGGATCTTTGAAGTTGATACGGATGGAAGTGTCCAGCTTGGAGACTTCTATGTGTCGGCCAATGCGTCAAATATATTCGCTTCTAATGATGGTAATTTCAAACTAACGATGAAGAAAAACTCTGGAGACGGGAAATATTATCCTCAATTGGAAATGAACGGATTGAGCAGCCGAGGAGCGATGACCTTTTACAACGGTCAGATTACTGGAGCATATTGCATTAGTGCGGACTACTTTGACGGCGATGGAGCAAATAAATCGTCATATTTTTACGATATTTACCTTGGTAAGTCATGGTGGGGTGGAGACGGTGTTACAGAAACGGTGCAGACGCTATGGGAAAGAGTAGACGATCTGTCAGATCAGTCGGCAAAAGAAAACATCTATGATATTGATCAGGATGAAGCACTGAAGTTTCTTCTTGGTACAAGACCGGTTACTTTCCAGTATAAAAAGGATGGGCAGTGGTCGGCTGGTATGATCGCACAAGAAGTTGACGCATTGCAGGATCAGCTGGAAATCTATTACCCATTGGTAGGTCTGGAAACCCGGAGTGGGAAATACCGAATTGAATATAAAAATTTTATTCCACTGCTGATATCGTCAGTGAAGAACCTTCAGCAGCAGATTGATGAAATGAAAGGAGAGGCATATGTCAGCTAACATTATTTATGAAAAAAAGCAGATCGACGCGGCGCTTAAACTACTGGATCATGTGACAGTGACGGGATTACAGAGTATGAGCAACCTTGTAGGAATAAAAATGATCCTTGAGAGTGGAAAAGAAACAAAAGGAGCCTTAAAGGATAGCTCCGGAGAGGAGAAGGAAGATGGCGATCACGAGTATTGTTGATTATTTAAAATCACAGGGACAGGACAGCTCTTACGCGGCACGAAAGCAGTTAGCAGCACAGGCTGGAATCACGAATTATTCCGGTACAGCGGCGCAGAATATGAACCTTTTGACACAGTTACAGAAAGGATCACAGGCATCTCCGGAGGGCGCGTCCGGGGTGGGAAAGGCAGCGGAAACACCATCTCAGAATGTTCTCTCAGGAACAGGTGCATCCGGATCCCAGAGTCCGGTTTCTGGATCTGCTTCCGCCTCTGGCTCTTCCGTTGCGCGGGGAAGCATGAAAGTATCTCCGGGTACGGAAAGCTATTATAAAAGACTCCAGACGCAGGAGAGCAGCAAGCCGAATCCTTATAAGGAATCCGACAGAGTCACGGATTACTATGACCGCCTGAAGGAGGCAGAAGCGGATAAGCCGGGAGAGTTCCAGAGCCGGTACGAGGATCAGATCAGCTCCATTCTGGATTCCATTCTGAACAATCCGAAGTTTAGCTACACAGCGGACGATCTTGCAAATGATGACTTGTATCAGATGTACAGAGAGAGCTATACAAAGCAAGGTGACAAAGCCATGCGGGATACTATGGGGAATGCTGCCGCACTCACCGGAGGGTATGGGTCCACATACGCCACGGCTGCGGGGCAGCAGGCATATGACGAGTATTTATCACAGCTGAATGATAAAGCCCTGGACTTCAGAGACAAGGCATATCAGCAGTACCTGAATGAGCAGGCGGATCGATACAACCAAATGAACGTGGTTACAGGACTGGATAACACAGATTACAGTCGGTACCGGGACGGCGTCGACGATTACTGGAAAAATTTATCGTATCTGTCCGGCCGATACGATACGGAACGAAATTTTGATTACGGGCAGTACCGGGATGGAGTCAGTGATTATTACAGTGATTTATCCTACCTTGCAAATCGGTATGACTCGGAGTATGGAAAAGACTGGGACAGCAGTCAGGCCGATGTCGCCGCGGAACAGTGGGCAAAACAGTTTCAGTTTCAGCAGGACCAGGCAGCGCAGGAACAGGCGAGATGGGAAGCAGAAATGGCACTCCAGAGGGAACAGTTTGAATATCAGAAGTCAAAAGTTGCAGCCTCGTCCGGCAGAGGAAGTTCTGGATCCTCAAAGAAAAGTACAAAGAAAACGGCGGGCTATACAAGCACGAAAGGATATACACCATTCTCTGCAAACCTCTCTTCCAAGCTTGCAGAGGGTAAAATCAGCGATTATGACGCACTGGAAAAAGTTATGCAGGAGATGGAAAAAGGTAATTTTGGTGTAGATGATGCGGAAGCAATCATTCAGGATGCCGGAATCGACAAGAATGCGGCAATCGCGGAAGAGGTCCAGAAAAATCTGAAGATCAACAACATCAATGATCTGTATTTCAAACGCCGGTAAGGAGGGCTTATGGCAACAAGGGAAGAATATAGAAAGAAATATGGGGCAACAACGCTTGGCCAGACTGGAACCGCACAGACACAGAAGAGCATTTCTGATGGAGGTGTTACCAGAGAAGACTATGCGAAGAAATACGGAATGACAACGGGACTCGGGCGGACAAACTCGTCTGGATTCCGCTGTACAGCAATGCAGGAGGCTGCGGAAGGGTTTGCAAATTCCCTCCGCAGCCAGAATCAGTTTAGGGGACAGTATACGCCGCCGGACTGGGAATCTGCGGTGGAAGCCGGAAAACAGAAGAAAAGTGTGCTGAGCACTCCGTATGTGCTTGATCCGACGAAGGATGACATCCCGACGATGTTAAAAGGATACGGAGATGAGCTGAAGCTTGCAAAGTATCGGAAAAACTACAATCTCAGCTACATGACGGATGACGAGAAGAACAACTATTACTATCTCGTAGGAAAATATGGACTGGAATCCGGCGATAATTATCTGAAACAGATCAACGATTCCTTAAAGAAGCGGAACGCAAAAGATATTGAGGAGACAGGTAAGAAAGTCGGAAAGACTGATCCACTGACGGGTATCCTCGGTAATGTCATTGGATCAGTAACGAGTGGCGTTGGATATTTACAGGACGTTGCTGATACAGTGCGGGGAAAGGAAATTGACCGGAATAATGTGGGACATCGCATGTCCGGGCTCGAGAATGCCACCAGAGAGGGCTTAAAGGAAGCAGCCCGGGAAAATATTGCCGACAGCTCCGCAACGGATTTTGCAGTGGATACAGGACTTTCTATGGCACAGTCTTTGGCGAGACTCCCATTTGGATATGCCGGACTGGGAATCGCAGGCTTGTCCGCGGCGACAGGAGCAGAAGAGGATGCTTTATCTCAGGATGTCAGCGCAAAGAAAGCTCTTGCCCAGGGTACTGCGCAGGGAATTGCGGAAGGACTCTTTGAAAAGTTCAGCCTGGGAAATTTAAAAAGCATGCAGTCTGTTCCAGTATATTCCTGGAAGGATGTCGCCAAAAATATCGCAAAGCAGATGGGAACAGAAGCATCTGAAGAAATGGCGACTGAGGCGACCAACGCACTGACAGATCGCCTGATCATGGGAGATAAGTCCCAGTGGGTACAGGACAAGGAAAATAGCTCAACACTGGGGGCGGCAGGAGCCCTCGCTGAGCGGATCGGGCTTGCGGGTCTTGGGGGCGCGGTATCCGGTGGACTCATGGGTGGGGGCGGAATGCTGGTGAGTGGAATCAATCAGCAGCGCTACGGCCGTTCCAACGCCTTAGATAACTATCAGGAGATTGCCGACAGCATTGATACAGATCCGGCAAGCTACAAAACGGAAGAAGATGCAAAGAGAGCACAGAATCTGGAAAGCCTTGCGAGAAGTTATGCAGCTCTTCAAGCACGCGGAGGAGAACCAACAGCGATGCAGCAGGGCGCATTTATGAGAGATTATTATGATCTAATCCCTGGCGTGAAGGACTTTTCCGAAGACACAACACCCGCTCGGGAAGAGACAGCTTCTGCGGCTCAGAATAATGAAAATATTCAGGATCAGACGGATATTGCGCAGAAGACTCAAAAGCAGGAAACCCGGAATGCATATCCGTATAACCCGAATCTGACAGATGAGCAGATTCAGGAAATCATTGCTAAAGATTTCGCAGATGAAGTTGCCGCGGGAGAACAGGAAAATCAGAAAGTTGCACCGGTGCAACAGCCGGAATCCCGGATTGAATCGGAAGAGACTCGCCAGACCGTACCGGAGACAATGGAAAATGTACGAACTGAAAGATCCACAGAAAATGTAGACTATGACACGCTGAATGACTACGCAAAGGGACTCGGAGAAAACGGAAGAAAAGCTTTCGTGGAAAATTACGACGGAAACCTCTCTATCGATGACTACCAGACAGCATATGGAAGATATTACGATGCTGGTCGGTACAACGCTGATATGGATACTGCGGAGAAATCCATGCTCGCGTCCATGATGACCCCGGAGCAGGCAGCCGCCGCATATAAAGCCGGTGCGCAGGACCGAAACCTTGCAATACAGACCCAGCCGGAATACCGTCAGGGCGAGGCGAGGACCGGAAGCGCCGAAGATCTTACCGGACAGGCATCTGCCGCACAAAAGGCCCTGGCACAGTCCCTCGGCAAGAAAACCGGACTAAGATTCGAATTAGTGGATAGCAGTACGGCATCCGGAAGCTATGAGGCGAAGAGCGGCGTTGTAAGGCTTAACATCAACTCCAAAAACATCCTCCAGACCGCTTCTCACGAACTGACCCATTTCATTCAAGACTATGCTCCGACCGAGTATGGAGCTTACAAGCAGATGGCGGCCAACGTCCTTATGGATCGTGATGGAGTGACAGCGGATGAACTGGTACGGAATTACGAGGCGAGGTATGCGACAGCAGGACAGCATCTTTCCAGAGATCAGATTTGGGACGAAATCGTCTCTGATGGAACCGGTATGATGTTAAATGATGAGAATTTAATTAAGCAGGTGACATCAGAAAACAGATCCCTGGCACAGAAGATCGTGGACTTTATTTCCGACATGATTGACTCAATCAAGGCTCTCATCAGCGGAGAAGGAATTTCAAAATCCGCGAAATATCTCCACGAAAATCTGCAGGATTTTGAAAATATCCGTGACATGTGGGCACATGGAATCGAAGAGGCATCAGAAAAGTATAAATCCGGCCAGACGATCGTGGATGACCCGAAAGAAAGGCTGCTCCGGCGCCTGCAGGTGGAAGATGCGGATACTGACGAAACCAAGAGCTTGATTGCGGTACATAATGTTGATGCAGAAAAACTGGTAAAGACTTTGGAATATGATGGAATTCCGATGCCATCAATCGCGATCACAAAGGGGAGTCAGGGCTGGAATAAGTTTGGTGACATATCTCTGGTTTTCCGGAAGGATACGATCGATCCGAAAGTCAACCGGAAGAATAAGGTATATGGAGCAGATGCGTGGACTGCAACATTCCCGCAGATTGAATATGATGTAGATAATAACATTTATTATAAGGTAAACCATAATGTAAGGGATATTGTACAGGATAAAATACCTACATACCTTGCAAGAGATGCAGAAAAGTTTATAACTACACGCGTGGGGGATGCAGAAAGGCAAGGGGTAAAAGGTGTAGTAGATGCGGCAAAGCGTAATATGGGAATGAAGGCAGCATATCTTGCTTCAAAAGGAATTTCCATAGAGGATCGTGTCCGGCAGGTATCAAAACCAAACATTGAACCGGAAACAGCAGAATTGTTTTCGGCATACCTTAACCATATGTCAGCAGAAGACAATAAGGCCATAAGTGAACTGTTTGAAAACTCGCAGAAAAGAGAAGTCCGTGATAAATATATTGATAAAATTATTGATGCATGGATGGATGCGAAACTGGAGACAGGTGGAGATCCACAGGTTGTAGAGGATTACAGGAAGATATACAAGAACGACGTCAGAAGGACTGCTCCACTTATGTGGCAGGTAAAAAATGCATACGATTATCAAAAAAATGGAGTTCAGTATACTACTGAAACGGAAAGAGATACTGAGGGAATCAATCAGGAAATCAATTCGCAGGTTGACGAAAAAGGCTATGAATCCTGGATTAAAGACTTGTATAAAGGATTGGTAAAGGGAACCGGTGTATATAACGGAAAAGAGTATTATACTCCAAGCGGGAACATGCGTAGTTTCAAACAGACTCATTTTGATGTAACCCCGGAAAATATCGTAAAGTCCATGCTATCGCAAGGTGGCGGAGATCAGGTGAATACAGATGGATTCCACGGAATCAAAACGATCCGCGCGGCTGCGTCAGGAGAACTGAAGAGCATTGACGAGATTCATGACAAAGAAGGTAAAATTCAGAATCTGACAGATGAGGAATTTAAGGCTCGGCAGGATAGCCTTAATGATCGCTTGCTGAATGTAATTAGCAGCATTATTCATGAGACCGGTGATACAAGTTATACAGCGATAGATAGCGTAGGAAGTCTGATTCAGGAAGCAGCAGGAAAAAAGAATTTTTCTGAGAAAACGGTTCGAAAAGTATTTTCAGAGTTCCCTTACTGGAAAGTCAATGATGCCAACATCAAAGAGATTACGGACATTGTAAATAAAACCAGAGAGATGCCGGTCGATATGTTTGAAGCGAAGCCGCAGAGAGTTGTCGGCTATGACGAGATTGCGGCGGCTGTGGTACCGAGCAACACGGATCAGGAGGTCCTTGATGCTTTAGAGAATCGCGGAATCCCAGTAGTGACTTACGATGAAACTCAGGAAAATGCAAGAAAAGAAGCAGTCAACAGCTTGGATGGGATCCGATTCCAGCTGGAAGACGTGGATCAGAATGTTGAATCAGACCGGGAGGCAGATCAGATCCTGAAAGAAAATCAGGAACTGCGGGAAGCAAATGAGGCATTGAAAAAACAGCTCACTCTCACAAAGGATTATGTTCCACGCATGGAGGACATTAAGCGGACGGCAAACAAGCTGCTTCGGGATTATAACTCGAAATACTCGAAGGATACCCTGATTAAGAATCTTTCCAGCCTGTACAACTACATGCACAGCTATGAAGAGGGCGGATATGGCCAGAGCATGGGAGAGATCAACCGGGCGGCTCAGGCGATTGCGAGGAGCATTGTACAGAATGCCAGCTTAAAAGATGAAATTGGAGATGAGTATAAAAATGTCTTAAAGAGGATCCGGAGTACCAAGATGGTAGTTCCAGAAAGTTATCGGACAGAACTCGACTCGGAAGGCGGCTATGATGTCTTCAGAAAGAAATACTTCGGACGGTTGCGTCTGGGAAATGAGGGAATTGACGTGGATACGGCGTATGAAGAACTTTCAAACCTTTACCCTCACCTGTTCTCATCTGACATCATCAATCCAGCAGATCAGATCTTAAAGATCGCACAGGTATACGATGACTTCTCTCCGAAGATCAAAAACCCGTATCATGCCAACATGGATGAGATGACAACGATCGTTGCACAGGAAATTAAAGAGGCGGCCGTTAATGTACGATCTCTGCCACCGACAATGGCGGACAAGATGCAGGCACAGGTCTATCGTGCGCAGCAGGAATACCGCGCAAAGACAGAAGCTTACAAAGCACGCTTGCAAGGAGAATATGACTCCGACATCACAGAAGTAGAGAAGAATGCGAAAACAAGGCGGTCAGAGATCAACCGTCAGATCCATGACCTTGCGGAGCAGTACCGCTCATACGGCGAGGGATCGACAAAGGAGGAACAGCAGCAGATACGGGTAATGAAGAAAGAGAACTGGAGGCAGCAGGAAGAACTGCGGGCCGAGAGGAAGGCTCTTGAGGATAAGGTTGATTTCGACATGCTGGCCGGAAAAGAGAAGTATCAGAGGCGCAGGGATGCCGCAGAATCCAGGAAACACCGGGAAAAGATCCGGAAAGATGTGGATGAGATGGCGAAATGGCTGACGACACCAACAGATCAGAAGCATGTCCCGGAATCCCTGAGAAAGCCTTTAGCGGAATTCCTTTCCGGTATTGACTACAGCTCAAACCGCGCAAATTCAGAAGGGGAACCCACGGCGAGAACCAATAAATGGTGGGATCTGACAAAGCAGTTTGATCAGATTGCCAAAGAGGGAGTAAGCACAGACGATGGTGAGAGCCTGTATATGGATGTCGATCCAGACCTTGCGGAGAAAATGGCAACGCTGAAAGACCAGGTTAAGGATTTTGATAAGTTGGAAAATCTCGATCTGAAATCTCTGAGAACACTGAGGGATGTAGTTGCATCGATGAAACACAGTATTCAGGACGCAAACAAGGTGTTCGCGAATAACTCCTATGAGCGCGTGGATCAGATCGCAAAAGACTTTTTGAGGGAGAATAAGGAGAGAGCCACAAAAACGATCTACACGGGCGCACGAGGATCCATAGATAGCATGTTCCGGTTTGATATGCTGGATGCGGGAACCATGTTTGGTCGTATGGGTACGGCAATGGAGACGGTATACCGGGAACAGAGGGATGGATTTGACAGAAAGGTGAGAGATACTAAGACAGCGCAAAATTACATGACAAACATCCTTGAGGAGAAGGGAATCGACTCAAAAGAACTTCAGACATGGACTGGAAAGAATGCGGAAAAACATACCTTCGAAGTACAGGGAGGAACGATCAACCTTACGACTGCACAGATCATGAGCCTCTATGAGCTGAATAAGCGTGCGGCCGCAAAGGAGCATATCTATAACAAACTTGGAGGAATCAAGAGCGCTCCCACGGTTGAGTATGACAAGAAGAGTCATGGCTATGTGGTGAATAAATCCACGGAGCCGGTATCGGTCAGTGCCTTGGACGTGCAGAAGATCACCGATACACTGACCCCTCAGCAAAAGGAAATCGCGGACGCTGTAGTGAAGTTCTTTACCACCGTAACCAGCCAGTGGGGAAACGAAGTCTCTATGGACATGTACGGATACAAGAAGTTCAATGCGAAAAACTATTTCCCGATCGTATCTGATAAGAACTACATTGCCACAAGGGAATCAGAACTCGGATCAACACTGACAACACTGCGGAACATGGGATCCACAAAGCACACGGTCCCTCATGCCAACAATCCAATCATCATTGAGGATATCTTTGACGTATATACCAGACAGGCGGATCAGATGAGCAGCTACCACGCATTTGTTCGCCCGCTGGCAGATTTGCAGAAAGTTCTCAACTATAAAGAGATGGGCATAGGAAGCGTGAAAGAGTCCATTGAGCGGACGTTTGGTAAAGACGGCTTGAATTACATCAAAAGCCTCATGATCGACTTGAATGGAACTTCGTCCAGTGAGAAGAACTTTGTCGCAGGGCTGACAAAGAACATGAAGTCAGCGGCGGTGGGCGCTAATCTCAGAACGGCCATCCAGCAGCCGACGGCATACGTGCGTGCGGCCGCAGAGATCAAGCCGAAGTATCTGGTGCAGGGACTGAAGCTACATGTAAGTGATGCAGAGTGGGAACTGTGCAAACAGTACGCACCAATCGCACAGTGGAAAGACTGGGGATATTTTGATATCAACACGGGACGATCCATGAAGAGCATTCTGATGGGACCAGAAGGGCCGAAAGAAAAGCTGGTTGAAAAATCCATGTGGTTAGCCGGAAAAGGCGATGAGATTGCCTGGAAACGTCTGTGGGTGGCATGCCAGGAAGAAACCCAAGACCTGCACCCGGAACTGAAGAAGGGAAGTGAAGAATACTATAATCAGTGCGGAAAACGGTTCTCGGAGTTGATTGATAAGACCCAGGTAGTGGACTCTGTTTTACACCGCAGCAAACTCATGAAATCGAAAGACGGCCTGAAGCAGATGTACACCTCGTTTATGTCGGAGCCGACAAAGACCTACAACATGCTGTATCGTGCAATTGGTGATGTTGCTGTGAAGCCGACAAAGGAAACGACGGCAAAGCTGGGACGTGTTCTGGCAGTGTATGTAGCCAACGCCGCAGCAACATCTCTTGCGGCAGCCGTGGTTGACGCGATGAGAAACGACGGGGAGGACAAGAAATTCTTGGAGAAGTACGAGGCGGCTCTGGTAGAAAACCTTTCCGATAATCTGGATCCAGTCGGGATCCTGCCGGTGGTGAAGGATATCGAAAGCATCTTTAGTGGATATTCTGTAGAGAGAACAGACCTGTCGGCATTTCAGGAATTATACTATGCTGTGTCGAAATGGAAAAGCAAGTTGAGTGGTGAGTCAGATCTTACCTATCCGGCGCTTCTGATCGACACTGCGAAGCCAATCAGTACGTTGACTGGTATGCCAGTAGGAAACGCTCTGAAAGATTTAAAAGCACTAACCAATACGATCATTCAGTCCATCGGGTCCCCAGACCTCAATTACTCCAAAAATCGTTTTTATCGTGATATCAAAAATGAAGGCAATATTGCGAACTATGTTGCTTTGGCAATGAAGCAGTATGCGGACGGGAATGATAAGCTGGGGGATCAGATCATCCAGGATCTGAAGGATACGCAGATCGATAAGATCGATGAGCGTATAAAAAATAAGTACGTTAAGATCCTGAAGGAAGATGAACGGGTTCAGCAGGCAGCAGGAGCCCGGCTGTCCGGAGACTATGCAACCTATGAACGACTTGTTGGAGATCTTGAGAAATCTGGATACGATAGCGAGTATATTCAGAAGGCAATCGTCGGCGTCGGAAATGCGCAGGATGAGAAAGCACACCTCCAGAGTGGAAGCACTTATAACATGAATGACGTGATCAACGCGATCCAGAATGGAAACGATTATACTCGCGTTTACAAGAAGATCGTAGAGGAAAAGCAGGAAGAGGCAAAGAAGGAGGGAACGAAGTTTGATGAGAAGAGTGTGACCAGCAGTTTGAAATCCAGACTCACGGCAACTTATAAAGAGGCCTATGTGGGCGGAAGTCAGGCGGAGCGGCAGAAGATCCGGACAACCCTGTATAAAGTCAGGATCAATGGAAAGCAGCTGTACTCAGACGATGATTTCAAGGACTGGATCAAGAGCACGAAAAAAAAATAGCGATATGCTGTGGTGGGAGAGATTCTACCACAGCATTTTCTATAATGGGAGGAAAGAGGGAGGTGCCGGAGTGACAGATGAAAATGTTGCAGTAATGCTGGAAGGACATGAACACGAGATCAAATCATTAAAGCATCGCATGGATAGTCAGGAGGAGCAGGGGAAGACGCTGAACAGCTTGGCACTTTCCGTACAGGAACTTGCAATTTCTATGAAATCCATGATTGAAGAGCAAAAGAACCAGGGAGAGCGGATCACAAAGCTTGAGGCAGAGCCTGGAGAAACATGGGGAAGAGTGAAACACAAGATGGTTGATACCTTGGTTGGAGCTGGAGCCGGAGCTATTGCAATCGGTCTGATCAATATGATGTCACAATATGTAAAATGAGGAGGTACAGGATGAAAGAAAAGCTTGCAAAACTGATTGATGTCAAAAGTATCATGACACTCGTATTAACAGGTGGCTTTATTGCGCTGACATGCGCAGGAGAGATTCCTGGAGATCAGTATCTTTCTGTGTTTATTATGATCGTCGGCTTTTATTTTGGAACCCAGTCTCAGAAGAAATAGAGGGTATGTAATGAAAATAAGTGAAAATGGGCTTAACTTAATCAAGAGTTTTGAAGGTTGCCGTCTGACGGCCTATAAATGCCCCGCAGGAGTGTGGACTATCGGATGGGGACATACCGGCGACGTGAAGGCCGGACAGAAAATCACCCAGGCAGAAGCCGATCAGATGCTTGAGAACGATATGGCGGCATATGAGAAGAAAGTAGACAAGTATGCTGCTTATGGATGGAATCAGAATGAGTATGATGCAATGACGTCATTTTGCTATAACGTCGGAAGTATCGACCAGCTCACAGCGTCCGGAACGAGAAGCCGTGCGACGATCGCAGCAAAGATGCTCCAGTACAATAAGGGCGGAGGTAAGGTGTTAGCAGGACTGACACGCAGGAGAGAAGCAGAACGGGCGTTATTTTTGACGCCTGTTATTACTTCAGAAGGATGGCGGCAGGATTCCTATGGATGGTGGTATCAGAATAGAGATGGAAGCTATCCGGCTGGATGCTGGAAGGAGCTTACATGGACTGGCGAGAAGAGATGGTATTACTTTAATGCATCCGGATATATGGTTTCTAACGATTGGAAATTTGATAACGAAAAATGGTATTATCTCGGAAAAGATGGAGCGATGGTGAAGTCCTGTGTGATGCCGATCGGAACGGAAATCTTTGCATTTGGACCAGACGGAGCAATGTTAGAGGGAGAAATCAGATTAAAAACGGATTCAAGAGGTGCGCTTATGATATAATAGGGGGAGGGGACAGTGTTTCAGTCACTGTCCCTTCAATGACCTAAGGTATATGGATCGAAATACTTAGGACTTCAATATAAACGTAAATATTTGCATATTGTGACCGCTCTTGACAAAAAATGTGTGAAATATTTTGATTAGCACACAGTTGAAAGAATCAGATTATATCATATATAGCTACTACTTTGGTATTGTAAC